GGCGATGTTTGAGCGTTGGAATATATACTTTGTTTTCCGCCGCCTCAATCTCGGATTCGTGGAAGCCAAAGTCCCTCGCCGATGCCTGCTCGACAATATGATGGTTTTCGTACCCTGGTGCTTTCCCGTTTTGATAGAGTTCCTCAAGTGTTTTCGGCGGATCCCGATCAGCCTGCAGCTCCGCGATAGTCTTAGTATCGCCCTTTAGCCACGCTGCGGTTTCGAGGCCTGTAATAAAGGCGTCGGCAGCCGTCTCGGCGCCCGCTGCGTCTAGCTGTGCTATCCAATTGGCGATCCTCCTAATCCATTTGCTATGCTGGTCCTCAGGCGGTTCATTCGGATCAAAAGAAGGCGGGCCACTGTCGCTCGTAATTAGTTCATCTGGAACCGGGCAACTTTCTCCAGATGCATTCGGCTTCTCGGGTGGGTCTTTTTCACCAGAAGAGGAACGCCCTGTTTGAAGTGCCTGTGAAGAGCCCGGCGGCTCGTTTGAAAATGGAAAATCGCCAGAACCAGAATTTGGCGCAAAGCGCCCGCCCTGGCCGTCCGGCGCACCTCTCTGCCAGCGTGGATGCTTTGCTTCGTCGAAGGCGCTGCCTTTCGCGAGTTTTGCAAGCTGTCCTTCGAAGATAGAAAGATGCGCTACAATGTCATGCTGAGACCAAGTTCTCGCTCCGACACCCGCAGACATATCCAAGCTCGGAAATCCGAACTCCTTGGAGAGGACTTTCGCCAAAGCGACACCATCTCGCGACAACGTCGTCAAATTGAGTCCGTCAAGCGCCTGTTGTGCTTTGAGTGAATCTCCGGCAGCCAATTTGAAGGCCGCCTTGGCAATCGCAGAAGAAAGTTCGCGATACAGCGCGTCGGGTCCATGCAACCGCGTGACCCAGAAGCGGATGTCCTCATCCGGCAACGGCACGATTTCCGTGCCGCGCATCAATGTCAGTGGAATACCGGGCCAAATCCAAATTGCGCTATCGTAAGCGACAAGCGTACGGACGCGCTCTCGCGTCCCTTGTAGGGTGAGAGAGTGCATCCACAGTCCCGAAATGAATGATGTTAGTTATTTAGCCGTAGCTAAAGCAGGTCGTTAGTCCGCCGCACTAGCCTGCGCTGGAGGCTTTCCGTCCGGAAGAGCCACATAGCCTGTGCCCGTCAGCGCCATAGGCGTATCGGCGGCCGCCTCTGCAAGCGGCGCATGGCCAAGCGCAGCGCGCGCTTCGTTGATCGTCAAAATGCCGTTCGATGTATAACCGGTCAGGATCGCTTCCTGCACCGATGGGTCGAGTTCCTGTTCCGCAGCCCAAGCAAATTCGAGATCGGGCGCATCGAACTCATCCGCGATCACATCGTCGATGAGAGCTTTCAGCCAGCCGAGCACGGGCTGCAACCCTTCCTCCTCCGCAAGCTCCTTTTGCGTTTCAGCGGTAGCCCTATTGTTCTGCTGCACCAGCCCTTGCGGAGAAATAGAAAACGCAAAACAAATGAGCCTTGCGAGCCATTCATCGAAGGGCCCTGTAAGCGATGGCTCCTTCGTTTGCAGAAAGGTTTTGGCAACACCACCCGGTACGAATTTGGCCTTGCGGCGGCGCCCCAGATCCCCATCGAAATACGCATCCCAATATTTTTGGTATGTCGAAATCTGATCCGGCGTCCAATTTTCCGGCACGCCGATCAGGCTATCTGGAATATTGCCTTCGGTAAAATAATCGAGCAAATAGATCTGCCGTCTCATGGCAATATTGACCGTCGTCATGATCTGCTCGACGGGACCAAAACCGTAGACGCGATTTGTCCTGATGTTGCGCGGCCTGTAGATCAAATCCGTTGTGGCATAATCCACGGCTGGATAACCTTTCAGGATCTGCTGATAGGCCGCCGGATAGATCACCTGCCCGCTTTCCACATAAGGTTGTGGTGTACGGCCCCAATCGTCGATGACAGGCTTGATCGTCGCGCCATCGAGCGGCATCAGCGCCTTCAAACGCCCGCTACGATCGCGTTGCATATAAAGCGCAGGCGCATCGATGACGAAGAGGTCTTCAAGGATCAGCCGCACCCAATCGGCAAAGCCGTGCTGTCCATCCGGCTTGCGTAAAAAGGCTGTGAGTTCTGCGATGCGATGGGCATCGAGGTTTTGTCGAACGCATTTATCTCTTTTACGGATCGTCCATCGCAGACGCGCAACTTGATCCTTGCGCGTTTCGATGACGAGCCGCAAAAGATCGTAACTATCCGCCAGCCCACGCAGCATGTTAAACGATACAGGCTCATAGGGCCGCGTAATCGTCGTCAGATTGTAGCCAGCCGGATAATCCCATTGACGCCCTGCGGCCTCCGCCGGCGCAAGCGGTTTCATCGGCTCCAGCGGGCCAAACCAATCGGCACCTTGGCCTGTGGAGCCGTAGCTCACATAAAGATCGGTTGGAGACAGCGTCCAGCTTCTCTGCCCGGCGGCACGTTCATTCATGGATGAAATCTCTTACTATGTGTGAGCCCTATGAAGCCACCGCACGCACATCACGAATGATCGCGGCCCTCGGCTTCACGCCTGTAGAATTCGATAATCGCCGTACCATCGTCGTGGCCAAAGAGATGCGTCAAAGCCCAGATGGCAGCATCCGCATGATCCGGGCTGCCCGAACCGCCGTAGCCGGCCGCGGAGAAAGCGCATAGCTGATCTTCGAGCTTCTCGAAGCGCCCTGCATGATGCACCTGCCGTTGTGCGTAACGCACCGAGACGGGCTCGGCACGCACCGCCTTGCCACGGCTTGCCGAAACAAGATGCACCGGAACATTCGGATCAGCCGCATGAATGGTTGCCCGCACCATTTCGCCACCGAAATTCGACTCCGCTACAATGCAATCCGCCTTGAACTCATGATAGGCGACAACAGCGCGGCGGCCCCAAGCGGCAGGTGCCTCGCGGCACGAGCGATCGGCGAGGATGTAACACTCGCCATTCTGACCTCGTGCCGCGACAACAATGCCGATTTCGTCTGCGCCCAGATCATCGTGACTCGCCGCGCCTGACGGATCGAGCGCGACGACAACAGCCATACGATCCTCCTCTGGAATATCCTCCAGGGAACACCGCGTGGAGTCGATGATTTCATAGGTCCACAGAGCCGCATCGACATCATCTACATAAACACCTTCATAAAAGCGCTTGCGCTGCTTTTCCGGCAAATTTGCTAGGCTCGCCAAATAATCCTTCGAGAGATTGGCCGCGTTGTCCGGCGGATTGAGGAAAAAACGCCGGTAATTGTCTGGATCGTTCAGCGGGCGCCGCGATACCGGCTCACGCTTCTCGCCAAAGAGAAGATTGGTCCAATGCGCCTTGCTGACCGGGTTAAGATCGACGAAGCCGCATTGGCGGATCCCCGGCACAACCTGGGCCAAGCGCGTGAAAGCGATGAGCGCCGAGGCATAGGGAATTTGCGACGCCTCATTAAGAAAGACCGTTGCATATTCGAGGCCCAGAATTTTCTCGACGCGATCCTTATCGTCGAGTCCGCCGATCCAGATGCGGCTGCCGTTGGGAAGCTCAAAAAAGCCGTCCTGACGATGTTCCTTGAGCTTCATATTGTCAAAGCATAGACGCATCACATTAGGCAAAGTATCAAGCGCGATCGACGCCCGTGCCGCATTGGCATGGAGCCGTAAGACCGCGTGGCGGGAATGTTCAGCCTTGAGAGCGCGCTCGACAATGGCACGCAGGATGAGGAATGTTTTGCCGGAACGTGTACCCCCGGCAAGGCATGTGAAACGCTGTGTTCCTTCGAGCAGAAGGCGTGCCGCCTCCTGTCCCGCACTGAATGAGACCATGAACGTCCTTTGAGAGGTGATCTATAGAGTATCCGGCCATGGCGTCCGGCGCTTATGCCGTCCGCGCGCCGGTATGTTGCGCGATCGCGCATGAATTCGAATGTAAATGTGAGGATGGCCGTCAGAAAGGCACAGTGCGGCCCGCTGTATGCGCGTATAAGGCCTCACAATCGCTTGCAGGTCAAGCCAACAGGATGTCGCCATTTTAAGCGATCGTACAAAACAACGTATTCGCTGCGTGGCATGGGATACATTGATGCAGTTTGCATCGACATTAAAGCTATGTGAGTACGAAATTCGTCCAGGCGTTGAAGTTGGATTGCTGGGCAAGCCCAACAAGATGCAACTACGCTCAGTTACTATAGCTTCGCGATGTCAGGAAAATGCAGCTCAGTGAAAGGCACAGTTTGGCCCGCTGCATGCGCGTATATGGCCTCACAATCGCTCGCAGGTCAAGCCAACAGAGCCTTGCCATTTTGAGCAATCGTACAAAGCGGCATGATGTAATTGCTGTCCAACATGGACATTGTGATTCATCA